GCATTGACGCTACTGCTGTGGCTATCACCACAAGTAAGACAGGAATAACAACATCTAAATCTATCAAAGAGATTCTTATCACGAATCCAGGTGCAGGGTATCTTTCTCCACCAGAAGTTGTCTTCGTTGGTGGTGGAGGAGTTGGTGTTGCAGTCACGGTCGGTATTGCAACCACGGGTAGCATCGGCATCGTGACCGTCACCAGTGGTGGTGCAGGATATAACACTACACCATCTGTAACGTTCTCTGGTCCTGCAGGAACTGGTGTTACTGCTACTGGATCTGTCGTCGCAACAGCAGGAACAGTTAGTGCAGTCAGAATTTCCAATGCTGGTGCTGGATACACTGGCGGAGATACGATCACTGTCACCATTGGTGCTCCTGGACTACTTGGTTCTGGAAACTATACTTACAACGAAATTGTTACTGGCGGAACATCTGGAACTCAGGCAAGAGTCAAGACATGGACAGCATCCAGTAAGACTCTCACTGTTGGAATTGCGACAGGAACATTCATCATCGGAGAATCGATTACGGGTCAAGACTCTGGAGCTGTCTACACACTCAAGACAGATACCACTGATGATCTTGTTACTCCCTTTGCAGACAATGATAACATTGAAACAGAGGCAGACAATATTCTCGATTTCACAGAGAGAAACCCATTTGGTGACGTTTAAAAACTTGTTAAATAGTAAGTAGTGTGGATTTGATCTGTGTTTGAATATTTCTATCATGAGATCCTGAGAAAAACCGTTATCGGTTTTGGAACTCTGTTCAATGATATTACAATCAAACACAGTGACAGTAGCAACAACACTGTCAGCGTGCTCAAGGTTCCACTTGCCTATGGACCGGTACAAAAATTCCTGGCAAGAATTGAGCAAGCTTCTGATCTAAGAAAATCACAAACGATCACTCTTCCGAGAATGTCGTTTGAGTTTACTGGACTAAGTTACGATCCTTCCAGAAAACTTAGTCAAACACAAACTTTTATCACAAGAAAAACCGACGATAAGACCGCAGCAAAGAAGGTCTATATGCCGGTTCCTTATAACATGACATTTGAACTTAGTATCATGACTAAGTTAAATGATGATGCATTGCAAGTTGTTGAACAGATTCTTCCATATTTTCAACCATCATATAATCTGACAATCAATCTTCTATCTTCAATTGGTGAGAAGAGAGATGTTCCAGTCGTCTTGGATAATGTCTCTTTTACAGACGACTATGAGGGAGATTTTTCAGAAAGAAGGGCATTAATTTATACACTCACTTTTACTGCTAAGACTTACCTCTTCGGTCCTGTTCCCGATTCCTCAACCGGCATCATTAAGAAGGCCACAATTGATTACAGCACAAGAAAAGGTAAGGACTTCCGTCGTGAGATGCGGTACTCTGTCACTCCACGTGCAACAAAAGATTATAATGATGATGGAATCACATTCCTCAACGAGAATGTTGATGCAACAGAGACAACACTTACGGTCGGAGATGCTTCTGGTCTGAGTGCTGGTAATCGCATCTACATTGATAGGGAGACAATCAAGATCAAATCTATTTCTGGAAATGATCTCAAAGTTCTGCGTGGTGAGGATGGAACCACAGCTACAGAGCACGTCTCTGGAAGCACCATCGATCTTATCGATACTGCGGACGATGCTCTCATTGAAGTTGGGGACGACTTTGGATTCAATGAGACAACCTCATTCTTCCAAGACTTCAAACAATATAGTCCCTCTCAAAATGAGGATGTATAATCATGGCAGACTTCTCAGATCTGGAAAAGACATTCGACTGTGCAACTGAGGTTGTTGCAGAAACAAAAAACGTCGGCATTCAAAAACCATCGCCTGACCGTGACAAAACAGAAGTCCGCAAGGACTACGAATATACTAGAGGAAATCTTTACAGCATCATTGAGAAGGGACAAGAGGCAATCAATGGCATTTTAGAACTTGCTCAAGAGAGTGAGATGCCTCGTGCTTATGAAGTCGCGGGACAACTTATCAAAAGTGTCTCGGACGCAACTGACAAGTTAATGGACCTTCAGAAGAAACTGAAGGATGTTGAAGAGGAATCTCAAAAAGGTCCTACTAATGTTACCAATGCTTTGTTTGTTGGTTCAACCGCTGAGTTGCAAAAACTTCTTAAGCAGAATGAGAAGAAATGAGCACAGATCTCCAAGAGTTCTTTTCCTTAATAGGTAAAGCAAAAAAAGAAAAGGAAGATGAGTTCAATGAACTTGTAGGAGATCTTGGCTTTGACTCTCTGTTCACTGAAGTTGCATCTTTAAAGAAAGAAAATCAAGAAAAGAAAGAGAAAGAAAAACGTCAAGCAGCTGCGCTTGAGTCGTGGTTGTATGCCTCACCTCAAACGGAAGAAACTGTAGAAGAGACAGAAGATGATCAAGAAGAATATGAGATAAGCGAAGAAACCACCACTGATGAAGAAGAACTCGAAGAGAATATTAGTGAGGAGAATAAGTCCGATGATGACGATACGATTGATCATGCCTTACAAGTGCTTGAAGAACTTAAGTCTAAGGAAGAGGTTCAAGAGAATCTAGGTGATCCAGAGATACTTAAGATTCGTAGAGAACTTGAGTATTTAAAGAACTTAGTCAATGCACAAGGTGGAGGAGGAGAAACTCGTTTAAGATACCTTGACGACATCGTAGGTATTGCAACAAATCTGAGTGCCTATGATGGGATGTATCTGGGCATTGATGCATCCAATAGTGCTCAACCATTTGTATTCTCCTCTGTTAGTGGTGGCGGTGGTGCTACTGGCGCTGGTGGAACAT